GAAAGATTATGCTAAACCGCTACTCGAACTTATTAATGATGCAGATAAGCCGTATATTAAAGCAATGATTCGACCATTGGAGTCTCATTAAGTTATTAATGGCGTTCCTAATGAGCGTTTTATTGACAAGATGTGTTTCACTTCTTCTATAGGATACCCGCTTACTGGTCCAAAAAACGATTATTTAATAGATGATGAACCTCGTGAAGGATATATTGAACCCAAAACTTTTTCGGAAGAAATATGGTGTGAAATTAGACGATGTGAGGAAGCATGGGCGGCTGGCGTTAGAGCCTATGCTCCTATTAAAGCAGTCTTGAAGGATGAACCTACGAAGGTGACTAAAGAGAAGATGCGTGTATTCTATAGCATGAATATTGGTGTTCAGTATCATTTGCGTAGGCTTACACTTGGCTTGACACGGTTTTTCCAAACTCACGTCCTAGTTTCAGAAAGCATGGTTGGTATGAGTGCAATGAGTCCTGAGTGGGATCAATGGGTCAAGTTTTGTCGAGAAGGTGATTTCTCTGGTATGTCTGATAGTGGTCCTGGTGGACGACCTGAAAAAATTAATAATACCTTCGCTGGCGATTATAAATCTTACGATTCTAAGATGCCTGCTCAAGTTATTTTGGCTAGTTTGCAGCTTTATAAGACAATGTTGGTGGCCAGCGGAAATTTCTCGGCACGTGACATTAAGGTTTTCGAAGGTATATGTACTGAAATTGTTTACCCATTCATGGCATATAACGGTACGCTTATAGAGTTGACCAGTGGACACGTATCTGGTAACAATCTTACTGTACATGTTAATAATACATGTAATTCTTTACTTAAAAGGATAGCGTTCTTTAACGTAGAGGTTAAACCCACGGGTCGTTATGACTTGACGTTTCGCTCCTGTGAAAGAGGTGGGAATTATGGTGATGATTGTAAGTCGTGTGTTAATCTGAAATTAGTTAAGTATTGGAATATGCGTGCTTTTAGAGATTTTTTAGGGAAGTATGGTATGGAATTTACTATGCCTGACAAGACGTCAGAAATGGTAGATTATATGGAATGGGAAAGTGCAGAATTTTTAAAACGCACTGATGCTTACATTCCAGAAATTGATTGCATTGTCGGAAAGTTGGATGAAAGTTCCATCTTTAAGTCTTTGCATTCAAATCTTAAGTCAACTGTTTTGTCTCCAACAGACCATGCTATTGCATGCATAAATGGTGCATGTTTTGAGTGGTTTGCTTATGGGAGAGAACACTATGACATGAGAACTGAACAAATGAGGCGAGTTTGCGTCGCCGCCTCTATTCGTGCAGAGGGAGCTTATATCACTTTCGATCAGAGAGTTGAGAAATGGCTTGCTGAGCACAGACCTGAACAAGTCGAGATTACCGATCGTAGCAGCGATTAGGCCTTCTTGTTCTTGTATTTAAAATTTGTAAATACTGCTAATTTATAACACTGTACATGTGTATATATGTATATAACTATTGACTATAGTCTTGGGTTGAGCTATAGTTGTAAATATGACCTGGAATTTGTAAATATTGTATTAATGATAGCGGTAGTGCTTCCACCCCATACGGGAGCGAAAACACAGAGGTGGATGCCTCGGGAGGTGCTTATATATCTAGTGCCTCGACATTGTCGTATTCCGACGATTCTACGATCATTCCGCAGGCAGGTGCGGAAATGACATATGGCGGTACAACCGCAATGCCTGCCACCACTTTCTCAGATTTTAATAGTGGCTATGTACATAACGTATCTGATTATTCTGATACCACTTACGATATCTGTCAAGAGGCAGATTTAGACTTGGGAAAGTTTTTTGAGAGACCTATTCTCATTGCATCTATTAATTGGGGTGTTGGCAATATCCTTCAATCCACAATTGATCCATGGGTGTCCTATCTCAATAGCCCACGTGTAGCAAATAGGATTACTAATTATAAAAATCTTCGCGCTCAATTGCATCTTAAGTTTGTAATTAATGGTAATCCATTTTATTATGGCCATGCGATAGCACATCTCGTTCCTCTTCCATTGACGAGTCATTTTGCGCCAATTAATTTTTCGCATTTTTATGAGCTTATTCCTGCAAGCCAGAATCCTCATATATATTTGGATCCAACAACTAGTGAAGGAGGTGAACTAGTAGTACCTTTTCTGTATCCTTATAATGCTTTTGATTTGCCTACTGGAAATTATGCGGAAGCAGCTGCAGTGGTAATCCGCGATATGTCTCCATTGGCGCATGCCAATGGTGGAAATCAGCCAATTTCTATTTCAGTCTTTGCTTGGTTAACTGATGTTAAACTGTCCGGATTAACATCACATAATATATTTGCTCTAGTGCCACAAGGAGGAGATGAATACGGTACGGGCATTGTTTCTGATAAAGCGCAAGCCGTTGCTGCTGCTATGGCGAAAATAGAATCACCTTCTATAAAGCCTTATGCTCGTGCGACGGGAATGATTGCTGAAACCGTGGCTGGAGTTGCACGAATGTTCGGATACTCTCGACCTAATTCTATAGATCCAACTAAACCTATGGCGATGCATCCATATGGAAACCTTGCTAACACGAATCTTGGAGACGATGCGATAAAATTAACATTGGATGCTAAGCAAGAATTGACTATTGACCCGCGTACGATAGGTGTTACGCCTGATGATGAAATGTCCTTGCGAACGCTTGCTATGAAAGAAAGCTTTATTACTAAATTTGGCTGGTCTTCTGCAGATACTGTGGGCACTGACTTACACTACCATGTGGTTAAACCAACACAATTTGGCCTTGGGGCGATTGATCCATCTTCGGGTATAAGATATTATCCTACACCTGCGGCATGGGTAGCAGCTCCTTTCGAATTTTGGCGTGGTTCAATGATGTTTAGATTCAAAGTTATAGCATCTTCCTTTCACAAGGGGAGATTGAGAATTTCCTATGATCCAACATATAGTCAATCTGTCGATACTTTTAACGTTGTTCAAAATTATGTAGTTGATATTGCTGAGAATAAAGAATTTTGTCTTAAGGTTGGTTGGAATCAACCTCAATCATATGCTACAATAACTGATTTTACTGCTACTTTGCCATGGGGCGCCTTGCCTATTGTCGTGTCGCCTGGTTTAAGTAATGGAACGCTTAAAGTTGAGGTGTTGAATGAACTTACTTCACCAATTACAGGTGCTACTACGGAGGTTATTGAAGTCTTAGTTTTTGCTTCTATGTGTGACGATTTTGAAGTTCAGTCTCCCAATTCTGGGAGATTGTCTACACTTATGTTCCTTGATTCCACGACAGCTGGGGCTGGACTTATGGCAAATGAAGAATCGTCTGCACTAGTTGAAGAGTTGGAAATGGTACCCCAAGCAGGTATGGATATTGGTGAAGACACTACTGGAATGACTGCACCTTGCGACAATATGGAAGATTGTGCAATTGCACCACCCTTACCTGTCGACGAAACGCCTGGTATATATTTTGGTGAAATGCCATCGAGTTGGCGACAGTGTTTGAAAAGGTACAATTTCCATTCTACTTCTACAATCGAAACTGCAGTAGGTGCGGGTGTATTAAATTTGACTCGACCTAATATTCCAAATTATCGTGGACCTACTATCAATGGTGTGCACCGTACATCTGCTGGTGTTCCGTATAATTATTCTGACATGACGCTACTTAATTGGGTTATGCCTGCATATTTAGGTGTGCGAGGTGGCATACGTTATAAGTATGCTGTTGCTAATGTCAAGACAGGCGGAATTATAGGTACTTTACATGCCGTGAGATCTGCAGGGAAACCAGGATGGTCAGAGAGTGTCTTCGGATATGCAACTGCACCTTTTGCTGGTCAAGTTACTGATTCATCTGAAGCAAGTTTCTTTTTCCGTAAGTATTGGAGCCACACTTGGGCAGGTGCAAATACTGTTCCATTGACTCAAAATTCTGTCTTGGCTATTGAGGTTCCTTTCCAAGATACTAAGAGATTTTGGAATGCGCGTCGTACCGATTACGATGTTGCAAATACAGAAGTTCCCGGGTTTCGTGTTGACTTATGTTATACAGCAACGTGCCCCATGTTGCACCAATATGTTGCAGTTGGAGATGATTTTTCATGTTTTATGTTCGTAAACGCTCCGCCGTTTTACGTCAAAGACATTGATCCTAATCCAGCAACAACACCTTAGATTATGTAGGAAGACCCTACATGTAATGGCTGCCAGCCACGTTAATCAAATGGTACGTTTGGGAAAACGTATGAAACCCCATAGCATACAACTATGTAATAAATGTATGAGTCATCGCAAGACTATAAATATAGCGATAGGTCTTCGGACTTACTGCAGAGTAACCCTGCAGGCACTTTTAGTGTGGCGGACTTTGTCCACGATTTGGAATATAACCTATGGTTTTTAATGAGTGGACCCCCACTCTACAATTTTACGTAGGTTGCAATTTC